CTAATGAAGGTGATGGCGTTGAAGCAGCTACAGTCGGCCAGCCCCTCGATGTACGATCCCATCGCCATCGACACGGCGGCTCTCAAGGCCATCGGTTGGAGCAACCCCGAGCAGTTCCTTGCGCCTCAAACCGCCCAGCAGCGGCCCCCGCCAGAACTGATTCAGGCGCAGGCTCTGATGAAGACCAACGAAATGAAGGCGCAAGCCTCAATGATGGATTCGCAGACCAAGGCCCGCGCCGCAGAGATGAAGGGCGAGGCGGATCTGATGAAGGCCAAGATCGACATGATGAAGGCCCAGAACGAACTGGCCTTGGCTGAAGAAGAGTTGCGCAGCAAGTCGATGGATCGCGTGTCGCGTGAGCGCCTGCAACTCATTGATCTTGCTCAAAATTTGACGGTGCATCCTGAGAGCGCCGGACTAGTTTCCCCGCTGATCGAGCCTGCCATGCAGGAGATCGACCGGCAAGAACAGATGGGGTTGGGCGGTGGTCAGCCTCAATCCCTTGGAGGTGAGTGATGGCTACTAATTTTGCAGAGATGGTCGCCAACAGGACTGCGGGGGCTACTCGCGCTCGCCTCATGGAATTTTATCGGTCTCAGGGATATGACGAGCCAACTGCGGCGGCTTTGGCAGTTGCCGAAATGGGGCGGCGAGCCCCGCCGGATTATTCTATTCAAGATCCGGGCTATGAAGGCCCTACATCGGCACCCTTAGTTCAAGCCTTGCGGGAACAGGCGCAGGCTAATCCTCGCGGGTTGGCGGCAACCCGCAGTTCTGATGAAGATCTTCCCGGATTTGATCCTACGGCGCGTGATTTTAACGCACAGCAAGCCGCTGAAGCCGCTGCTCGTATGCAACAGCGGTCAGCATCCCTTCACCAGCAGATGTATGGCCGCTCCTCCGCTATGTCTGATGAAGATGTAGCTAGGGCTGAAGGCACGGCAACTGCTGGTAGAGAACCGCCACGCTCTCGGTTTGATCCTTCATTCCGTAGGACTGCACCCCAACCGGCCCCAACATATTCAACGGAAACCTTCAGGGAGCCTGAGAGGCCAACACTCGTCGAACGTGCTATGGGTGTTGTTGAGCGCCCCACCAGCGCAGCGGTAAGAATGGCTGAAGGTGTAATGCGCGACGACCAAGGCGGCTCGCCCCCGGCTGCTGCCGCTGCGCCTGCTGCCGCCGCGCCTAATGCTGCGCCTGCAACATCCGCGCCTCCCCAAATGGCCCCATATATGGATGAAGGCAGATCGGCGTACGATTCCGTTTTGGGTCCGGTGTCATCCAATGCGCCTGCTAGGCCAGCCCCTGCTGTTAGGCGTGAACCTTCTATTCCACAACCAACCCGCCGCCCTGAAGAGTTCTCCCGCAACGAACCCGGCAGCTTTCTGTCTCGCCTGTTTAGCGGCCCTGAACATCAATCCACTGGCGAACGTGTCATTAAACAGGGCGGGCAAGGCGTCAACTTTGGAAGTGGCGAAAGCGCCGCTGACTTCTTCCGCGCTGACAGAGAATTGAGAAAACAGCGCCCTGAAATGTTTGAACGTCAGGCAGAAGCTCGCGGCGGCGCTCCCAAATCTTCCGGTGGCGGCGGCAAGGATGCTGCGCTGCACAAGGCGCTTGAGATTATCCATCACATGCTGGTGCGCGGACGCTAAACCAAGGTGCGCTGATGAATCGCCATCAATCTATTCTCGATGCCCTCCACATCGCTCGTCAGCGTTTTGCTAACGGGGGGGACGCATTAGCCCGGTGGCGCGACCTCCACAACGCTGCGGACCAACAGCTTCAACGGCAGTTTGAGGGGGTTGCTGGCGGCGGCGGGGACGGCTCCACTGGCTCGTATAGCGGCAGCACATCCACGCCCGCTGGCGGGTCTCCCTCGGGTTCCACGGGGGCATCTGCGCCCGGCTTCTCGTTTAGCGGCGCACCTGTCGGTGCTGTTCAGTCGTATGACTTGCCGTCTGCGGCGCAGTTAGAGGCTGATCGAGCGGCGGAACTCAACGGCACAATTGGCCCTATTGGTGCTTCGCCAAACGCGCAGCCATTTTCGCCTGCTGAACCAGCATCAAACCCTTACGGGGCTCTTGTTGGACCAAACCAAATTTCTCAGCCGGAGCAACAGTCGAACCCTTACGGTTCGCTTGTAGCGCCCAATCAAATTTCTCAGCCAGAGCAGCAAGCCAACCCCTACGGCGCTCTTGTGGCCCCCAATCAGATCGCACAACCTGATCAGCCTGCGGCCCCGGCAATGAACCCCGGCGTACAAGCCCCATCTTTTGCTTCGCCGCCAGCATTTGCTACGCCAGATCAGCTTGCCAGCGTTCCCGCAGATATGATCGGCGCAACCCCTGCGGCTTCCGCAATGTTTGCTGGTCAAAGCGCAGCGAACATTATGGATTCGCGAGACGAATCTGAAGCAGAGGCTGCTGCGGCGGCGGCAGAAGCTGCGGCAATGGACGCAGGATTTGCTGACGGCACCATCGGTGGCGAAGGTTACGGCGGCGGATCTTGGGGCAGCAGCGGCTTTAGCGATGGTTCCATCGGCGGCGAGGGATATGGCGGCGGCTCGTGGGGCGATAGTTCAGGGGGCAGCAGCGATGGCGGTGGCTGGGGCGGTTGGGGCGGTTCTGGCGCGGACGGTGACGGAAGCTACGGTGGCGGATACGGCGGCGACGGAGATGGAGACGGCGGCGGTGGCTACGGCGGTGGAGACGGTGATGGCGGCGGTGACGGCGGTGGAGGCGGTGGAGGCGACGGAGGGGGCGGCGGTGATGGCGGCGGGGGTGGAGACGGTGGCGGCGGCGGTGAAAAGCGCGGCGGCTTCATCGGCATGCACCATCGCGTTTTGCATCGCGCTGACGGCGGAATCGTAGACAAAGCGTTGGAAGCTGTGGGCGGGCAACAGCCCGATCCTGTTGCGATGGCTAAAGATGTTGCAACCGCGCCTGCCGCAAGACAGTTGTCCCCGCTTGGCCTGTACAGCCAAGGTGCTGAAGTAGCTGCTAATCTGCCGCAAGCCAAAGGATCGCCGCAGCAGATGAAGGCAATGCTGACGGGCGTCAAAAAAGAAGAGCTTGGCGGCTATGACGATGCTTTTGCTGGCAAGAAGAGCGTGACCAAGGACGAGATTGCAGAGCATTTCCGCAATCAAATGCCGCAAGTTGAAGAGCGGGTGCTTCACAGTGATGATGGCAATACCAAATTTGGCACCGAAGACCTCACCCTTCCCGGCGGCGAAAACTACCGCGAGGTGTTGTTAAAGTCGCCAGTTGCATCTGCACCTGTCGTTGATAAAAGGGGCGGAAGCCACGGCTTTACTGATCCAACAGGACAACGCAGAGACTATTGGTCCCAGCAAGAAGCTGAACAAGCCGCAAAATCTTTTTATCGAAATAGCGGTGATTTCAAATCCTCCCACTGGGACGACCCCAACGTCCTTGCGCATCTTCGCATGTCTGACCGCACCGGCCCTAACGGTGAGAAGATCCTACATATTGAGGAGATCCAATCCGATTGGGGACAAGAGGGCAGGGACAAGGGATTTGCACAAGATTCAACAAAAACAATGGCTGGTCAGGCCGAGCCGGATGGTTTTGGTAACTACAAAGTTGTTTGGGAAGACGGTTCTTTTTCTGGTGGCTTATCTAAAGAAGCTGCTGAAAATCGCGCTGCGCAAGGTAAAACAAATGAGAAAGTTGGCGTACCTATTGGCCCTTATGTCACCAGCACCCCTGCATGGACTGACCTTGCCCTAAAGCGCGCCCTCAAGGAGGCCGCTGAAGGTGGCTACGACAAGCTTGTTTGGACTCCGGGTGAGGAGCATGCAAAGCGGTATGATCTAAGCAAAAAGATCGACCGCATCGCATATGACCCCGAAGAAAAGGAATTTAGCTATGTTCAAAAGGGTGTAAACGGGTGGCAGACACACCCTGAAAATGTTGAGCCACACGAACTTGCAGGGATTATTGGCAAAGAGACGGCAGACAAGCTGCTGGGTCAAGAAGTTGCGCCCTTGAGCGGAAACCATGTGTTGGAATCCTCTGATCTTGTTATCGGCGGCGAAGGCATGAAGGGATACTACGACAAGATCGTGCCAAAGCGCCTACAAGAGCTAATCAAAAAGCATGACCCAAATGCAAAAGTTGGTATGCATGAAATACCCAACAGCGGGGAACAGTTGCGCCGCAAGCGTGGCGATGTCGATGAGATTATGAACTGGCATCCGGCCTACACTAATCTTTCACGGCAAGAGCAAAGCGCGCGATGGAATCAAATGACGCAGCCTGAGCGCCGCCGCTTGATGGATGATTACGAAAAGGCGCAGTCTGACGATATTATGGGCCACGGCATCGAGATCACCCCCAAGATGCGCGAGAGCATCATGAAAGGGCAGTCTGCTTTCAAGCGTGGTGGCTCTGTATCGCCTGAGCAGGCCGAACTACAGCGCCGGATGCAATCAATCCTACGCCCGGATTCCGATGATCCTGAGATGGTGCAGAAGTATCTACAAGCCCGCGCCAGCTACGACATGCCTACGCATGAGCGTGGGGCCTATTCTGCGCGCGTTCTCCCGATGGCTGCGCACAATGTGCAGACGACGATTGGCCCGCTGGGCAACGCCGTTCCAAAGCAGGCGCAGGCACTAACGTGGAACGGATTCCATAAGATTGGTAAGGGCGGCACACTGTTCACCCTTGGCGGCGACCGTTCCAACCTTGGCCGTCTGACGCATATCAACGGCAAGGAAATGGCGTGGCCCGTCGATCTCCATGCTGGCACCAAGTACATGGCGGAACCCAACCTCGGCGCTGTTTGGGCAAATGCAAAGGGTGCTGCCACTGCTCTACGCAAGAACATCAAAGAAGCGTCTCAGAAGGGGCCTGTGTACGGTGCTTTTGCGGCGATGGGTCCAACTGCGGTTGATTCCGCAAACAACATGTTTGATGTGCTGATGGCTCAGGTGCCGGGCTCCGGCATCTCCAAAACGGACGCGAAAGCCTTTGATGATAGCTTGAGAGAGGGCAAGCACATCAAGGGCTCTGATGAGAGCGACATCAAGAAGCGTGAAGCGGCCAAAGAGATTATGAAGAATTGGCCGGGCATCCAAAACGCTGAGAAGGCGCGCGACTTTGCCAGAACGCTTGCGGGCGCTCAACGAGGCGCAATTGTAAAGCATATGGAGGCAGCGCCGTGGCAGAATGCCGGATTCCCCTCCGTTGGCATCACCCGCGCCGCAATCACCGATCCAGAGTTGCTAAATGTCTCGGGCAATATGATGGGCCACCATGTGGTTGAGCTTGACCCTGATGTCTACAATCGCAAAGACCTGTCGTTTGAGCATTCAACTTATGGCTACCCGGCAAAGGGCAAGTTGATTGGCAAATTGCCCTTCATCGAGCGCCAAGTTGCAACGCCTGACTTCACCGAGCAGCAAGTGATGGACAAGGCGGTCATTAAGAAAACGGGCGAGCCGCTAATCATCCATCCTTACTCGCCCAATGCTTTGGGCCGGGCTTCGTATCGCGGAAACACCGAGATGCGCCAAGCGATTCAGCCGATCAATGATCGCATGTTGGAAAGCATCCAAGAGAAACATGGGACCAGTTTTTCGGACGGTGGCAAAGCTAAGAGCAAGGGGGATGCTTCTATCGTAAAGCGCGCCCTTATGCTAACATCCAAGAAGGCTTAAGCCACTGAGGACGCTCAGTAAACTTTGGAGTTGACATGTCAGACGTAGCTAAGAAGGCCCGCGCGGCCATGAAGGCCAAGGCCCAGCGCCTTGGTGCTGATCGTCCCCTTGAGAAGGTGGACTCCTCTACTTTTACGCCCCCTGAGTTGCTGAACGCTGATGTGAAGACCGGCATGCGCCCGATCTCCCGCCGCGCGTTCAAGAAGGGCGGCAAGGTCATGGGCGAGTGCGCCCCGGCCCGCGCTGATCGCGCTCCCCGCAAGTCTGGTGGCAAGGCGATCACGGCTGACAGCCTTATCAACCGCAATCAGAAGGAAGCCAACGAGAGCCGCGAAGGCAAGAAGCACGTTGGCGGCATGAAGAAGGGCGGTCGCGCTGGCCGCGAAGAGGGCGGTAAGGTCGAGGACCATGACACCGGCTCGCGCACGGGCGCTGGCGCTGTCACGCAGTCCCGCAGCAAGCCTGCTTCTCGCCCTTCTGCTGGCCGCGCACCGCAGCCTACCGATCTCTACGACGCCGAGCAGCTTAAGAAGGCCGATTCGGATGTTCGCGGTTACAAAAAGGGTGGCCGCACCAAGAAGGTGGGCGGCGGCTCCCTCGGCCCTGCGGTTTCTGGCGCTGCTAAAATGATGCAGCAGTCTGATCGCGGGATTCCGTCTGCAACCATGAACTTTAGCGGTGTCAAAAAGGGTTCGCTTTCTCCCATGCGCGCTACGGGCATGAAGAAGGGCGGCGAGGCTCACGAAGACGTTGCTGCTGACAAGAAGCTCATCAAGAAGATGGTGAAGCCTTCTGCCCGCACCGGCAAGGATGACGGCGGCGCTGCTGACGGTGACGATGGGATGAAAAAGGGTGGCCGCGCCAAGCGCGCTACTGGCGGTCAGGTCTTCTCTGGCCCCGGTTACCCCGGCAAGATCCCCGGAGTTGTTCCCGGTGGCCGCACGGCCCGCAAAGACGGCGGCAAGACCAAGGGCAAAGGCAAAACCGCGATCAACATCGTGATCAACGCTGGCAAGTCTGACGATGACAGTATGATGCCTCCCAACCCAATGGGCGCTCCCAAGGGCATGCCGATTCCGCTGCCCCCTGCGGGCGCTGGGATGCCACCCGGAGCCGCGCCGCCTATGCCTATGCCCCCTCCGGGCATGATGGGCGCTGGTGGCCCTCCCGGCGCTCCTCCTATGCCTCCCGGTGGCATGCCCCCGATGGGGCGAAAGGCTGGCGGTCGCACCTATCGTTCTTACAAGGACATGGATGCGGGCGCTGGTTCCGGCATGGGTCGCTTGGAGAAGGCCGAGATTGAGGAACACAAGCGCGGTGAGCGCAAGGCCGGTGGCCGTACTTACCGTTCTTACAAGGATATGGATGCAGGTGCTGGCGGTGGTTTCGGGCGCATTGAGAAAGCTGAAATTGCTTCTCGCAAGAGCCGGATAGACGGTCAGAACTACTAATTCGCAACGATGATCGAGATCGCTGCGGATGCCGGTGACAGCCTCGGCCCCCTCGGGGCTGTCACCATTTTACATCGAGGGGGGCCGCAAGGGGGCGGATGTGCAAACGTACTCAGCGTTCTATCAGCATGAGTTGAGCAAACTCATTTTGGAAGAGGTCGAGCGGCGCAAAGAACAGCTTGTTACTGCAAGCTCCGCATTTGACTTTCCAGACTACCGTCACCATGTCGGAATCATAGAGGGTCTTCGCACGGCTTTAGAGCTTTGCGATGAGGCAGAGCGTGTCGTCAATGGTGGCGACCGCAATCGTTAAGGGGGACTAGAATGCCGTATATGTTGATGGATCATGAAGAAGATCCGGCAAAGAAAATCCGTGAAGAGGCTGGTGACTTAAGTTCAATCCAGCTTTTCAACAATGAGATCCTTGTGGGCATCTACATGCGCCCGCAAAAGACCAAGAGCGGCTTGTTCTTGACCGATCAGACGACCGGCGAAGACAAGTTCCAATCAAAGGTTGGCTTGCTGCTTAAGTCTGGGCCAAAATCCTTTGAGCCTAATGCAGAGGGCTGGTTTGAGGGTGAGAAGTTCAACCTTGATGATTGGCTTGTCTTCCGCCCCTCTGACGGCTGGCAGATTACCGTTCACGGCGTCCTCTGTCGCGTCTTGAAAGACGTTCAGATCAAGATGCGCGTCAAGAACCCCGATGAAGTTTGGTGAGGAGATAGCCATGAGCGATGATAACGAACGGATTCCGGTCGATATTACCCCGGATAAAGGCAATGGGCGCGACAATCTTGATGTTGTTGTGCTTGAGGACGATCAAGTTTCATCCAGCGCGGATGATTTCGATGATACGGACCCCCATAAAGCCATTGAGACGCTCAAAAAGAAGCTGAAAATGGAGCAGGAGGCCCGTCAAGAGGCTGAACAGCGCGCCCAAAAGGCTGCTTTTCAAGTTCAGAAGGCCAGCTACGAGGTGGAAGACACCCAGATGCATCTGGTTGCCAATGCGATTGAAACAATCAAGCGCGACAACGAGATCTTAACGGCCAACTATGCGGAATCCATGCGCAACGGCAGCTTTGAAGACGCCGCGCGCATCCAAATGGCCTTGAGCCAGAACAGTTCTAACCTCAAACAGCTTGAGGATGGGCATGTTCGCATGCAAGAGGATGCACGGAACAAGCCCGCCGTGCCTCCAGAGCCTCCGCAGCAGCTTAAACCTGAACAGCAGATCGACCAGATCATCGGTCAGGTATCGAAGCCGTCTGCCCAGTGGCTAAAGGAGAACCGGGACCGTTTTGAAGATGATCGCACCATCAACAAGATGTTTCGCGCTCATGGCGATGCAGTCGATGACGGCATTGACCCCGACACGCCTGAGTATTTCCGCTACATTGAGAAGCGTCTGGGCTTTAAGCAAGACGAACACGGAGGTTCACCTATGTCGTCAGCAGCCAAGCCCACTTCTCGGCAATCTGCGCCGCCTTCTGCTCCTGTAAATAGGGACGGTGGACGGTCAAATGTTGCGCATCTTACAAGGGCGCAAGCGGAGACCGCTAAAGCTCTCGGGATGACCGATAAAGAATACGCCCTGCAAATGATGGCCCTGCAAAAAGAAGGCAGGCTTCCCCACTAAGGAGATAAGCTATGGAAAACGAAAACGAAGGCTCGCGCCGCCGCAGCCGCCCTCTTGAGGGTCTCGCCGCTGCTCTACCCCGCGAAGATATGAGGGAACCAGTGAGAGAAGATGATCCGCTTACACGCGCCGCCAAGCGCGTTGCCGAACTTCGTGGGCACCTTGGAACTCTTGACGAAGGTCAGGATGAGTTCTTTGTCGATCCTGCAATGGTCCCAGAGGGTTGGTCCTACGAGTGGAAACGCCATCTGCTTCTTGGCGCGGAAGATCCGTCCTACAACGTGTCTCTAGCCCGCGAGGGTTGGGAGCCTGTGCCCGTCAATCGCGACTCCAAGCATCGCGCTATGATGCCGATGAACTGGTCTGGCGCGCACATCGAGCGCAAAGGGATGATCCTTATGGAGCGTCCTTCTGAAATCGTTGAAGAGATGCGCCTACTTGAGAAGCGCAAGGCTCGCGATCAGGTGCGCGCCAAGGAGGCCCAGCTTTCTGGAACGCCTGACGGCACACTGACCCGCGACCACCCGCAGGCCAAGCCGCAGATTAAAAAGGGATGGGACGCGATCCCTGTTCCTTGATGTAAGGTATATAGTTGACAATACTATAGGGAGCCGCTGTAACAAGCGGCTCTTTACTTTTGTGATTGTCATGGTAATCTCTGCCACAGATCCCATATGGGCTCACCCTGTCCCCCGGCGTGGACAGCCTAACTTCCCCCGGCTTCCGAATCTCCCCGGCGCGAGATGACGAGCCTCCTGAATAAGGAGATTCCGTCATGGCGAACACAGCCGCCTATAACGGTTTTCAGCAGTATTCCGGCACTGGCTCTGCCCCGACCTATGAGCAGGTCGCGGTCCAGATCGCCTACAATGCCTCGGCCATCTTCTACGGCGACCCCGTAAACCCCGATGCCAACGGCAATGTCGTTGTTGGCGTTACGACCGGCGCTTCGGCTAACACCCAGATCGCGGGCATCTTTGTTGGCTGCCAGTATCTGTCGGTTTCGCAGAAGCGGACTGTCTGGTCCAACTATTGGCCCGGCAGCGATGTCGCCTCTGATAATTATGTTACCGGCTACATCATCAATGACCCTAACGCTAAGTTCGTTGCTCAGTTTGGCAACGTCAGCGTCAGTCAGTCCTATGTAAACTCGGCTGTCGGGTTCAACATTGGCACTGGCAACACCGCCAACGGCATCTCTGGTGCGTTCCTTGCCACTCTCGGCACGACCGACACTACGTTCCCGTTCAAGGTAGTGTCGCTCGTCACTGACCCGCCCGGCGTAAATGGCACGGAATCTGGTGCTTACCAGAGGGCCATCGTGGCGTTCAACTTCGTCAGCACCAAGGCCCTTCCGGGCGTCTAATAAGGAGTAGGGACTATGGCTGTTAATCTTTCTGCCATCAAAGACCTTCTGCTCCCCGGACTCCGTGGGGTTGAAGGCAAGTACGAGCAGATCCCGTCGCAATACGACAAGATCTTCACGAAGCACGATTCCAAGATGGCGCTTGAGCGCACCGCAGAAATGCGTTTCTTGGGTCTCGCCCAGCTTAAGACCGAAGGTGGTCAGACCGCTTTCGATAACGGCGCTGGCGAACGCTACGTCTACAATCAGGAGCACACCGAGATCGCTCTCGGCTATGCCATCACCCGCAAGGCGATTGATGACAACCTGTACAAGACACAGTTCATGCCCTCGAACCTCGGCCTGATTGAGTCCTTCCATCAGACCAAGGAAATCTACGGCGCGAACGTCCTCAACACCGCGACGACCTACAATGGTTCTGTCGGCGGTGACGGCAAGGCCCTCTGCGCCAGCGACCATCCGATTGATGGTGGCACGGTTTCGAACCTCCCTTCAACGCCCGTGGAACTCAACGAGTCCACCCTGTTGAACGGCATGATCGCGATCCGTACTGCCTTCAAGGATCAGGCTGGCCTGAAGATCTTCGCTCGTGGCCGCAAGCTCGTGGTTCCCGCGCAGCTTGAGCCGGTTGCTATCCGTCTGACGAAGACTGAACTGCGCCCCGGCACTGCGGACAATGATGTCAATGCGATTATGATGACTGCCGGGGGCCTCCCCGAAGGTTACATGGTCAACGACTTCTTGACCTCCACGAAGGCGTGGTTCCTGCTGACGAACATCGACGGCCTCTCCTACATGGAGAGAGTGAAGTTCGAAAGCGATATGCAGGTCGATTTTGTTACAGACAATCTGCTTGTTAAGGGCTACGAGCGCTACAGCTTCGGCTACTACAACTGGCGTTCGATCTGGGGTTCGTTCCCGACCTAATGCTAAGAGGCGGGGTTTAAAGCCCCGCTTTTCATC